CTATTTGATATTGCCGATGATATTACATACGGTTCCTCAAAAAACTATACTTTAAATCATATGATGGAGAGAGTTAAAATTTATAATGAAGAGAACTTTAATTATGAAATGCTTACGATACCTTTAAAAAAATGTCAAATAAATTTTTAGCAGTTATAAAACTCAACACAGGGGAAGAAATTATTGCAAAGATTGAACCCTCACCAGAATTTGATGTCATAGCATTAGACTGTCCAGCAATGATCGGACACTCATCTTTCTCTCGAAAGCCTGGAATTAGTATTATTAAAATTGAACCTTGGATTAAGACAGGTCGAGAAAGAACATATATAGTGGAGATGAGTAACGTTATCACTACATGTGAGATTTCTGATAAAGAAGTTATCTCCGCTTACAATAACTTTGTAAGAGCATATTATGAGAATGAGGTTCCTAAACTTAAACCAAAATCAAAACCCAAGATGACAAAAGAAATGGGTTATATATCTAATGTCAAGGATGCTCGTAAAAGCCTAGAGAATATCTTTAAGAATAGCTAATCTCTCCCTTTGAACCCTTACAGAGTTATTGTAATACTTTTAAAGGGTATTGTCAAGCGTTGTAAAATAGTGTATAATAATGTTATGAATGATAAACATTATCAACACATTTCATGGCAAGAAAAAGATCGGAACATTATGTAAATAACAAAGAGTTCCTCGCCGCTATTGTAGAGTATAAGGAGAAAGTTGCCTTAGCTGCAGAGAGAGGCGAAGCAAAACCTCGTATTACAAATTATCTTGGAGAGTGTTTTCTCAAGATTGCAACTCATTTATCCTTTAAACCTAACTTTGTAAATTACATGTTCAAGGATGACATGGTGTGTGATGGTATTGAAAACTGTGTTCAATATATTAATAATTTTAATCCAGAAAAATCTAAAAATCCATTTGCTTACTTTACACAAATTATACATTATGCGTTTCTTCGTAGAATACAAAAAGAAAAGAAACAATTAGAAATTAAAACTAAAAT